CCTATTGGGTTTTTCTACGGGCTCTGCCATTTCGGGAAGCTTTAACGTCGGTCCTCATGGTAAGGAAACGATGCTGCAACGATTCAATTATGATTTTGCGGCGAGGGCCGCCTCGGCGTACTCGACCGAGGCTTTCGTCGGTGGCGATTACAACCAAGTCAGCGGTTCGATCACACTCGTAAAAGGTCAACAAGATTATGACATTTACACAGATTTGAAAAACACCGCTGGTAGCGTCATATTCGATACACAGTCGGCTGGCTCTAAAACAAAGATGCGAATCGCGGAGGTTTTTCACTTCAATCCACAGGCGGCTTATCGGTTTTTTGATACATCGTCTGCCATAAATTATCTGGCCAACGAATTCCCGTTTGAATCATTCACTCCAGAAACGGTGTTTTATGTTCTTCCGGTTTTTGAAGATGTGCTTAGAGCGGGTATGATGGATTTGTCAAATCGCGTCAGGCGTTCCAATTTCTCTTACAAGATTATTGGAACAAAGATAAGGATATACCCAAAGCCAACAGCCAGTGATCCCAAGAAGTTGTGGATTCGTGTCATGATGTCACCCGATCCGTTTAATCCCGCGTATACGGATGATTCGCTATACGGGGTTAGCAACGTCTCAAACATTCCCTTTGGAAACCTCACGTTTCAAAACATCAACTCAATGGGTCGACAGTGGATTCGACAATATGCTACTGCGTTGGCGAAAGAGCTGTTAGGTTACATTAGAAGCAAGTTCGGTTCGGTGCCGATTCCTGGCGGTGAAGTTCAGTTAAACGGATCGGATCTCATCACTCAGGGTCAAAGTGAGAAGGATGCTTTGAAAACCCAGTTGAAAGAACAGCTTGATAAACTAACTTACGGTGCTCTCATTGCGAGCGCTGCAGATGAAGCTGAGGCACTCAACAGGCTTTTGAGGCTCATACCCATGCCAAATGGGTTAACGATTTTTACTGGGTGATGTAAATGGCACGTTTGTTTATCACACCCAGAGAAATTGACTTCATATCTGACATTACAAAAGAACTCGTCAAGGATGTGATAGGTCAAAAGATCTATTACTACAGGGTAAGAGAAGATCTTTCAGAAGTCAATCCTGTTTATGAGGAAGCTCCCGAAAAGGTTTATGATCCGCCCGTTATAATTGATGCGTTGATCAACTGGCAATCTGGTGAGTATGAGACGGGACGTTTTGGTGTAGACGAAAAGTATAAGCAAGAAGTTTATATCCAGTGGCGCGACCTGATCGATAAAGGTTTGGCTGACAAAGTTCAAACAGGTGATTATTACAGCTACGGCACGCTATTTTTTGAGATCATCTCGCTAGTCTATGAAAGCAACATCTTCGGTCAAATAGAACATTACAAGGGGGTAACATTGTCGGGGGTTCAAGCGCGGCAGGGACAAATTAACTTCCAACCTCACGGTCCGACAGACGAATATTATAGTGATCCTGATGCAGTACAGGAAGTATTTGCACAACAACGTGGCTTTGCTGAAAACCAACTCGGTCCTACCAATGATGAACGCGCATTGATTAAAAAAGGCGTTCTTACGAAACCCATCACAGGTCCTGCCGAGGTTGCCCCCAAGGGTTCTTCTGGTAAAGCGGGTTCTGCATTTTATGATGAGTCATAATGTCAACAAGATACACAAAAACGTCTAATACCGAGTTTGATACACCCCAAGGGTACGAAGGCAGTAACATACCCGAAGATTTTAGAGTGCCTTCGTGTACCATCGAGGATGTTGACAAGACGGTTTTCAACCTCTTTGAGAAAGAGATTCCGCTGTATTACGTAATGGGTGATGAAACGCGTAGGATACCGGTGATCTTTGCCACCGGTGAGAGGTTTGCAATTCTCAGGAGAAAGCAACCTCTGCGAGATGAAAACAACATTGTCATCTTGCCCCTGATCTCGATTCTCCGTTCGGGCATCGATCAAGCTCCAGCAATGGGTAACGGACCACAACAAACGCTACCACAAACGATCAGACGTAGGCTGAGCAGGGAAGACGCACGGTACCAACGATTGCTTAACAAACTGGGGTTTGAAAACATTTACGCAACCGGGAGCAACGTTAACATAGGAACCACACGGGTGGGAAGCCCACACGGTGTTGAAGGCACGCGTCGTTCAACGTTTGGGTTGGATAATGATCTGTTGGAGTCGGGCAACGTGCTTCGTTCTCGGATTAACAACAATTTCGTCGAAACAATTGAGATTCCTCCCGCTAAATACTTCCAGGCAACTTACGAGATTACGATCTGGACGCAGTACACTTCCCAGATGAACGATGTGCTTTCTGCCGTCATGTCATCGTACACCAACAATCATCAACGTGAGTTCAAGCTAGAAACGGATAAGGGGTACTGGTTTGTTGGGTATGTTGATTCAGCTTTTACGCCCGGAAGCAACTTTGATGAATTTTCTTCGGAAGAGAGAGTCGTTCGATACTCTTTCAACATGAACGTTGTTGCGTATCTTATCGAGCCTGATATTCCAGGACGACCTTCGGGATTGAGATCTTTCGTTTCTGCGCCCACCCTGGAATTTGTTATTGAAGATTCGCCGGCTTTTCCTTTACCTGTTGGTGGCCCACCGTCTGCCGATCCCAATGCTTACGTGTTGCAAGATCTTGATGACGTTGATGCGTTGCTTCCGGGACAAGCGATCGGTGGGAGTGGTATCGCTAGTTCTGCACAAGCAGCCACGGGAGAGTCTGGAGCTGGCGCGTATAGGGCATCAAGTGACGCAAGGGGAAGAAATTCCAAACCCCCTGTCCAAAAATCGACATCTGTAGGAACGACGGCATCGGGCCCGGGCACCGAGATAATTAGAAGAAAAGTTTACGATGAAACGACTGGTGAAACGAAAGAAATACTTATTCGTGTTAAAGGTCGTAATAGCCGCAAGGGGGAGACAGTGTTACGAGGCGAAATCAGCACAACGCTAGAAGACATTGTTACTTGAGTTTAACGGTTGGGAGAAGATATTTAATAAAGAACACAGTGGGAGAATAACTCCATGGCGGAACAGACTTTTAGATCACCCGGGTTTTTCGAGCAGGAAATCGACCTCACAGGTCGCACTACATCGATTGAAGGAACACCTGCTGGTATTATAGGCACATCGGACAAGGGACCAGCGTTTGTTCCGGTGACGCTCGGAACACAAAGAGATTTTGATGAGACGTTTGGTCCGCTTAATGCAAAGCGATTTGGACCTTATGCGGTGCAACAGTGGATGCAGAATAGGACAGCTGTAACGTTCACTCGTATTCTTGGTGCCGGCGCAAACTCGACATCTACCAACATTGCAAACACTACAAATTACGGGGTCGTAAGAAATGCAGGATTTGTTATCAGTGGATCTGCACAAGCCGTTGCGCATGGTGGGGGTTTGGTGGGCCGCGGAAATGACCGATACATCCGTGCAAGAGGTTGCGTGAAGTTTCTTGCTGCTATGCATTCTGTGCAAACTCAAGAGACGATGGGATTTCCCATCTTTACTGACAACGATTCATTTAACTTGAGTAACGCCGAAAACCCTGGTGAACACGTTAATCTAATTCGTGCGATGATGTTGTTCCCCACTGGAACAACGGCCCTTATAAGTCCCGCCGGCGGCACGTCAGCACCGGCAATTAAGGGATTTTCTCCAACCTCAGCTTATATCCCAAGTGCTTCCGACGGTGCAGTAATAGATGCTAGTGGAAATTTTCTTCTTATTCTGTCATCCTCGTCGGACAAGTTTCTTAACGAGCTGGGTGCTGAGGGCGGAAATGCACAGATAAAGATATTCTCTGCATCACTGAATCCTTCTTCTGCGAATTATATTTCAAAGATTTTAAACACAGATCCAACAAAGTTCCAAACAGAGGAACACTTACTCTATGCAGATTTTGCTGTTGAAGACGAATTAGCGTCTACGCTTTCACTGCCAGTTGCAATTCTTAGTGGTAACAACGTTGATGGCGCAAAATCACCTCCCGGTACTGCAGGAAAGTATCAGGATCTCTTCGGTCGCTTTGATACTCGTTACACCACACCCAGGACAACTCAAGTAATCTCACAACCGTACGGTGGAACTGAGTATAATCTTTTCAATTTTGAGACCTTGGATGATGGTGCTTATGGCAATGATAAAGTCAAGGTGTCAATTGCAAACATTGTGGCGTCAACAGATCCCACAAACAAGTTTGGTAAGTTTGACGTATACGTAAGAAGGTTTGGCGATACGGATACTAAAATTGAAATCATCGAACAATTTTCACAGTGTAACATAGACCCGACTTCTGACAGATATATTGCAAGAATTATTGGTGATAAGAAAGTTACATTTAACTTTGACGCAGAAATTGATGATGAACGTCGTCTTGTGATTTCCGGAAAGTATCCCAA